TCCGTGACTTTATCCTTACGGAGCCAGGGAGAGAATCTCTTCTTTTTCCTAAGTGTATTTAGATAAAAAGAATATTGCATATCCTTATCAAGATTGGGATATCTATTCATCTCATTAGCAAACAACACACAATCAAGATGTCCTGATAAACAACGATTGATAATATAAGGAGGATAATCCTTTATAACAGAAGGATCTTCCATTAAATTTTCTTTAGTGAAATTGATGGAATTTAACCAGTCTTTAAGTTCCATGTTATAAAGTATGATTTTTTAAATAATTTGATAGAATCCAGGAACTACTATTCTTTTTCTCTTCACCACCAACACCAAACTCAAAACTAACTCTAGGGTTATCAATAAAGGTTTCTATCTCTGGTATATTATCCTTAGTTCTATCTCCACCATTAGCAAAGACAACTGGACACTCATAAAGTTCCAGAATTTTTTTTATCAAATCTCTTGAACTATTATCATCATCATTAAATTTTAGTGCAAGATCCACACATTTCAATTCTCTAATAATACATAATCTTTCATCTATAGGCATAAATGGTTTACCTTTCTTTCTAGATAACCATGCATCAGAATTAAGTCCTACAATAAGTAAATCCCCCAATTCTTTTGCTGCCTTAAAATGAGCAATGTGTCCACTATGAAGAGGATCAAATCCTCCACTAACAATAATAATTTTCATCGTATTATTTGAATGTGATCATCATCTGTCCAGAGTTCGACTTTATCTCTGAACCTACCTTCTTCCTTCAACTTCTCATATCTCTTACCTGCTTTCTTCTTCCACCATGAAATAATATTCTCAAGGTAAAACTTATCCCAATTAGGGCCAGGAATTAATGTATCCTGATCACCACGAATCACCTCACGTACATTTCCATACCCATAATCAGAAATATAAAATCTCTTCTTTTCTGTAATGCCTAATGCCATTGTAATAATGTCATTAAACTCTTTAAGTTTCTGCTCATCCTTTAAACTATTTCTAATAATAGAAATCATCTTAGTCTGTCTCTTTAACTTCTTAGAAGATGCTTTATTATCCGTCAGGGGTTTGTTATTATTCCACTCCGTAAACCTATCGTGAAGACGGTGGAACGCCTCTGAATAGAGTGTAGGTATGAAATTACTCTCAGTCAGTCCTTTATGCCTTATAAAGGGTTTAAGACCATCATACTGGGAGGAAGAACTACTAGAACCATAAAGAGAAGTAGTCTCAAACAAAGCAATATCTTTCTCAAATACTTCATTCAATTTCTCTCTTACATGATGCGAAACACACATCAATGCTAATAATTTACCACCAAGATAATTATACCCAAACGGCTGAGAGGGTACAATTGCAAATCCCATTACAGCATGACGGTTGAATATAGAAAGATTAGGTGGTTTACCTAACCATATATTTCTAGGTTTAGAATTAATTAATGGAGATTGTAAACGAATAAATCCTACTACTTTCTGAGTATTCTTCTCATAAATGATTAACCGCAATTCTCTACCAGGAATATTATCCTCATTATTATGAGAAGAAACTGCTCTTAATAAATTCTTATAATATTCTTGTGGAATAGAATTGGAGAAGCGACTACCAACCAATCTAATATCAAACTCCATCTCATCAGGATGAATATCCTCATTAAAGAATTCATCCTTAAGATCGAATAAAGAATTAGACTGCTGAATTACAGACTTCTTCACTGAACGAAGATATTCTTCTAAGTTAGTAAAGTTCTTAAAATAATCAATAAACTGATCAGCAGCCCAAATAGCGTCTGACTCACTTATAATCATCGGATAAACATAGGATCTGCTGGAGGAACCAACATTGGATGACGTGGACCATAATCACGAGGAATACCAAAATCTAAATGAATAGGAGCATCCAATACCTTCTCAAAACTTTCTGCCATTCTGCGGAAACCACTTCCCACAAATACCTGGCCAGCACATACTGCCACTGTCGCAGTACCCCAGAAGATATAATACCATCTGGATTTTACTTGATGTCTTTGTTTCTTTTTCATGGTCTTTCTGGGTGATGAAGTTGTTCTGTAAGTCTTGCACCAACAGGACCATCATCAGAGTAAACTTCCAAATGATGAACGTTGATTGAATCCTTTTCAAATATTATAACATTAACCTTACCATTTTCACAACAAACTTTGACAGTTCCATTGCAAGACCAATCCTTAGGTTCATTGTAATACTTATAAACTGGATAAGGATCTCTGGTAGGATAAGAGGCTACTACCTTGTAGTTAGTCATAATTAAAATTAATCACACATCGGACTTTTTCATCAGTGCAGTAAGTTCCTGCATGAAGTTGATCGCCAGGAAAGATAACCATCCTATTGGCGATACTCTTTACTCTATCACCTTTTTTAAACCTTGTCCATCCATTATTAGTATTAACATAATAAATCGCAGTATTCATCTTCTCACCTGGAATATCAACATGCCAGTTCGTTCTTCTTCTGAATAAAGTTCTAGGATATAAATTAGACTTAACTCTCCACAAATAATTATCTACTCCCAATTTATTAACCAAAGGTTCTATTAACTTATAATAGGGAGATCGTTGTGAAAGAGGAACTCTATCATCATGAAATAAGTGATAGAACATATAACTCCCTGGAGGATCATCCGGAGCTTGTACACCAGGAACATAATGCCAAGGAAACATATCCCCTAGCATCACCGATTGTATTTGTTGATGATAATAATCTGGTAAGAAATTATCTATTATTTTCATTTGAACTTACATTCAACCATAATCTCCGTCAAACATGCAAGAAGATTTATTTCCTGATCAGCTACGAAGGCAATTTGATATTGATACTTAGCAATAATAAGCACAGCAGCAGGAATGGTGCTAGGTACAAGGGAAGTGTAAAGACTATCATAAATGCGGCGAAGCAATACAGCAGGATCATTGTCCAGGTTATCGACACACCATTTACGTACTTCCGCAAAGTTCTTTTCTTTGAGATTTTTAACGAGATCATCTACTTTAACGTCTGAGAAATGGGCGAGAATTCCACTATCAATTTGTCCCCCAACCGAGTATCTTTGACATTCGTTGAGGATTCTTCTCCAGTCTGGGAAGTGCTTATTGATGAGTTCGAGAAGGACTTTCGTATCACTTTGAATCCGTTCGGTGTCCAGGATCCCGTTAAGTCGTTTGAAGAATTGTGATTGGAGTACTGGTTTTTGTTTTGCATTTACGGAAAATTCAATGACGGCACAACGACTATGTAGCGGTTCGATGATCTTATTCTTGTAATTACAGGTGAAGATGAACCGACAGTTATTGCTAAACTCCTCAATAGAGGCTCTAAGAAGGAGCTGTACGTCGGGAGTGGTGTTGTCAGCCTCATCAATAATAATGACTTTATGTTTCGCGTCTGAGGAAAGAGATACCGTTGAAGCAAAATTCTTTGCGGAGTTACGGACAGTATCGAGAAATCGTCCTTCATCTGATCCATTGATAACATAGACATCAACTCCTAACTGATTACATAATGCTTTTGCTACTGTAGTTTTACCACATCCTGCAGGTCCTGCAAGTAGTAAATTAGGGACTTCTCCTCTCTCTAAGAAATCAAGAAAAGTCTTCTTAGTATTCTCTGGGAGAATACAATCTTCAATGGTCTTGGGTCGATACTTTTCAACCCAAAGAAATTCATCACGCATAATTAAAATTAATCAAGACTCGCACCTTTTCATCCGTACAAGTAGTTCCTGT